CATTAAAGAAAGAGTTTGGAAACTTACTTCCTGATGCTCCTATTAGAACTTATAGACATCATGCAACACATGCCGCCGCAGGCTTTCAGACATCACCTTTTGAAGATGCAACCATAGTTGTTATTGATGCTATTGGAGAATGGGAAACTATTACTATCTGGTCAGCACACTATGAAGGTGCATTCATGGCAGGCAAACATGCAGTATACAAAAAGTTATGGAGCCAACGTTATCCACACAGTATTGGATTATATTATAGTGCAATGACTGCTCGACTTGGGTTGCGTCCACTAGATGAAGAATACATTATGATGGGTATGGCAGGCTGGGGAGTACCTACAGGATTAGGACAAGATTTAATTGAAACAGAGTTTGTACAAGATTTAGCAACACTAAAGTTTAAACAAAACTTACATGCAGGTATTGATAAGAACTTTATGATTAATATGAATGAATATGATATTGCGGCCAGTGCCCAGTTAAGTGTAGAAAAAATGATTGATGAAGTGATGTCAAGGGCTAGGGGCTTAAACGTAAGCCGTAACTTGGTCTACATGGGCGGAGTCGCACTTAACTGTTTATACAATCGTAAACTAGGCAACTTCTTTGATGACATTTGGATTATGCCTAATCCGGGTGACTGTGGAAGTAGTTTAGGCGCTGCCGCATTAGCATATGGAGGCAAGATTAATTGGCACCATCCTTACTTGGGTACAATGATTGAAGGCAATTATCCTGTACAAGATTTGTTAGATGAATTACAAAAAAATAAGATTGTTGGAGTTGCAAGTGGTAGAGCAGAGTTTGGTCCACGTGCTTTAGGCAATCGTAGTTTGATGGCAGACCCAAGAGGTAACGACATCAAAGATCAAGTAAATGATATTAAACGTAGACAAAAGTTTAGACCTTTTGCTCCTATGATACTAGAAGAACATGTGCATGAGTATTTTGCTATGCCTGAGAAAACGCCAACAAGTCCTTACATGCAAGTAGTTGCTAAATGTTTAAAGCCAGATGAGTTTCCGGCAATTATACACGTAGACGGAACTAGCAGAGTCCAAACTGTAGGCAAGGATAGTCACAGTGGAGTAAGAGATCTGCTTGAACAATGGTATGTGTTAACCGGTTGTCCTATATTATTAAATACAAGTTTAAATATACGTGGAGAGCCAATGGTAGACACACGTGAAGATGCAGACAGGTTTGAAAAAGAGTATGGTGTTAAGGTTTGTAGTTAATGTCCTTTATTGATGTACCTGCTAGTTTACAGATAGAGTTGAGTAATGTATGTAATGCATTATGTCCAACTTGTCAACGTAATACACTAGACTGGCAAATATTAAAAGATATGAAAGACTCTAATACTAAACTAACACTAGAGAACTTACCTGTAATAAATGTTCCAGAAGTTGCAAACGCACCTAACATATATGTTGATGTAGATACTATAAAAAACATCACACAATCCAAACTGTTTAATGACATTAGCAGAGTCGAGTTTGTTGGAACAATAGATGATCCATTAGCAAGTCCTTACTTGTTAGATATACTAGAAACATTACACAGTGCAAAACCTAGTTTAAAATTTTCGTTACATACGAATGGAAGTTTAAGAACTACTAACTACTTTACAGAATTAGCCAAGTATTTTATTAACCCAGGCAACTCTGTTAGTTTTAGTATTGATGGCTTAGATGATACTAATCATCTTTATCGGAAGAACTGTCAGTGGCATAAGATAATAGAAAACGTACAGGCATTTATAAAGGCTGGTGGTAATGCTACATGGCAGTACATCGAGTTTCCGTGGAACAGTCATCAAGTCACACAAGCAAAGCAGTTGTCGGAAGAGTTAGGATTTAAGAAGTTTAAGCACAGAAATAATATACACAGTCAATGGGAAGACTTTGATAATTGGCAATGGGAAGACTTTGTAGACTTAATGGATGCAGATCCTTTGTACAGTATATCTAAAATAAATCCTACAGATACTGTTACTTGCAATTATCAAAAAAGGAAACAGTATCACATAAGTCACGACAGTAAGTTGTGGCCTTGTTGTATTCTAAATAGTGCAAGAGGTAATGTTAAAATTAGTAGGCACTTTGCCGATAACTGGAACAACCGGTACATAGACAACGACTGGAATAGTTTAAAGAAACATTCCATTGATGACATAGTGCAACATGAGTTTTATAAAACAGACTTAACAGACAGTTGGAACAGTAATACACACGGACCTAATAAGAAAGATCGCATAATAAATTGTACAATGAGTTGTAGTAAAGCAAATACAAATGCTAATCAATCTCGTGTTAAAGAAAGAATACATAATGTTTGACATTATTTTTATGAGTTACGAAGAGCCTAATGCACAAGAACATTGGGAAGCAGTTAAACAAAAGTATCCGTGGGCTAGGAGAGTACACGGAGTTAAAGGCTTAGTCAATGCTCACGTTGAATGTGCTAAACTTTGTAGAACTGATATGTACTATCACATTGAAGCAGACAATGAACTAACAGAAGAATTTGATCCTAGTTTTAAACCAAGCAAGTACGATAGAGATACAGTTCATGTATGGAGAGCAAAGAATAGTGTTAACGATTTAGTATATGGTTATAGTGGAATTAAACTGTTTCCTAAAAAGAATGTATTGGCATTAGATCCAACAAAGGTTGTAGACTTTACAACAAGTGTTAGTGATAAGTTTAAAGCAGTACAGATTGTAGGAAGCACAGTTCATTATGATACTGATCCATATAACACTTGGAAGGCATCTTTTAGAGAGTGTGCTAAACTAAGTGCAAGAATTATTGACAGACAAAAAGATGCAGAGACAGATGAACGTTTGAATACTTGGTGTAGTGTAGGCAAAGGTGCGTATGGTGATTACAGTATTGCTGGTGCATTAGATGGAACACAGTATGGCAAGTTTGCAAACAAAGACGATATGGTTAAAGTTAATGATTGGGATTGGTTGAAGGACAGGTATGAACAAGCAACTAATAGATAACTTTGTAAGCGACCAAGACATGTTTAAGAGGATGCATTTGTATACCGGACTAGATGCGTTTGAAGATATGCGTAAAACACTTGACAACACTGACGCAGTATTACAAGATGCATTTAGTTTAGGACAACTAGAAAGCAAGCGTTGGTTAGTGGATACGCTAAAGAAAACAGATTCAATATATGCACTTGGAACAGTTTTCCTTTGTGCTGGTTGGTATGGAACGCTTGCAAGTATGTTATTTGACTCCGGGATAGATATTCGTTGTATAAGAAGTTTTGATATTGATCCAACTTGTGGAATGATTGCAGAAACAGTTAACAGACAACATGTATTAAACGAATGGAAATTTAAAGCAACAACAGACGACATTAGTAATGTAGAATTTGATAATTATAAGTATACTACACTTCGAAAAGACGGTACTAAGGTTGAGTTATGCGAGTCAGCAGACACAATTATTAATACAAGTTGCGAACACATTGAAAACTTTGCAGAATGGTATGCAAAGATACCTAAGGGTAGGTTAGTAATTTTACAAAGTAATAATTATTTTGAACTACCCGAACATATTAATTGCGTAACCGATGAAGATCAATTTGCAACACAGGCACCAATGCAAAAAGTTGTATTCAAAGGCAGTATGCCATTACCTAAGTACAAAAGGTTTATGATAATTGGATATAGATAAACTAGACGTTCGTACGTTGCAAAAGGAAAGTGCAAGAGCATTGTCCTGCATGGTTGCGAGTAACAACAATATACATCAGTTTAATAAACAAGCTCACCACAACAGTCATAACTGGTACAAGGCAGTTGTTAATTGGTATATTAGCGAGTACGGCGACTTGCCTAGCAAAGCCGGACCGGGTATAGATGTTAAATTGATATTGGAAGACTAATGTCATTCAACAGCATCACTACTGACAAACCTAACACACTTGACATTGAATGGGTCATTAGTAATTACTGTAACTTTAGTTGTAGTTATTGCACAGAAGATCTGTTTGGTAATACATCAAGAGCTTTAGACTTAGATACAGCAGTTACTTTCTTTAACACAGTACACGAACATAACCCTGAACCAAAGATGTTATCGCTTAGTGGCGGAGAGCCTACTATGTGGAAGCATCTGCCTGAGTTTGTAGATAGAGTTGCAGACAAATACTTCTTTCAAATTGTAACAAATGGCTCCAGGACTCTTGACTGGTGGAAGAGATTCGTGTATAATAGAAGTATAGATAGAATAACTATGAGCGTACATACAGAGTTTGTTAACTACGATAAAACGTACGACAACATAGACTTTTTACAAGAACATACGGACTTAACTATATTGCTATTATTCAAGCCAGGTTGCATAAGTGAGTTAGAAACATTTGCAAACAAGTTAGTAGACAACAATATTAAATGTGTAATCCAAATAAAGCCATTAACAAGTCATGATAGTAGAAAAGTTTACGAATACACTGACGAAGAAAAGAAATACATTAGAGACTTTAAGTACGACAATGCTACAAAGGATCACGATAGTCAAATAGCAAAACGTTTGATTATCGATGGCAAAGAACATAACTTATCAACTACTTTTAAACTGATTGCAGATGGCTTAAATAAGTTCACTGGATGGAAGTGTAATCTTGGTAAAACTAGAATGTTTATATGGCATGATGGAAATGTATTTCCAGCAACATGTAATACAGGAATGAAAAGGCCTATTGGCAACGTATTTGAAAATAGACTTGAAACATATAGCGGAAGTACAATATGCAAAGATTCTTTTTGTCATTGTGGTCCAGATATTAAAATAACAAAGAACAAATAATGTACAAGTATCAAGATATAAAACAAATTCATTTAGAGATAACACAGAAATGTCAAGCGGCATGTCCTATGTGCGATCGTAACATGAACGGTAAAGGGATCAATCCACATATTGATTTAAGTGAACTAACAATAGAGGACATTGAAAATATGTTCTCTCCAGAGTTTATTGCACAGTTAGACTCAATGTATATGTGTGGTAACTTAGGCGATCCTATTATTGCAACAGACACATTAAAAGTATTTCAATACTTTCGTAAGCATAATGAACACATGTGGCTAAGCATGAATACAAACGGAGGTGCTCAACCTACAGCATGGTGGGCCGGACTAGCACATACGTTTGATAGAAAAGGTGCAGTTATATTCAGTGTAGATGGACTAAAAGATACTAATCATATTTACAGACAAGGTGTTAATTGGGATATAGTAGAACGTAGTATGCGAGCATTTGTCGCAGGTGGTGGTAGAGCAAGATGGGACTTTCTTATATTTGAACACAACGAACACCAAGTTGACGAAGCTCGTAGATTAGCAGACGAAATTGGCTTTGAAAGATTTATGCCTAAGAAGACTGCTAGGTTTGTTACTGCAAAAACAGATGCAAAACAATCACATCAAGCAAAGAACCATAAAGGCAAAGATACACAAGAGCTTAAGAAGCCTAGTGATAAATATGTTAACAAGGCACTCACAACACAACAAGCACTCATTGAGAAATATGGCGACATGGATGCCTACTATGATGCTGTACCCATTAATTGTAAAGTAAAGGACTTAGGAAACTTGTTCATTACCGCTGAAGGACTAGCATTACCTTGTTGTTGGACTGCCGGACGTATGTACAAATGGTGGCATAAAGATCCTAAAGTAGAACAAGTATGGGACTTTATTGATGTAGTAGGCGTAGACAAACTTAATGCAAAGCAAGGACTAGATAAAGTCTTTGAAACAAGTATTTTTCAAGACATAGAAGACAGTTGGAATAAGCCAACATGTGGAGATGGCAAACTAAAAGTTTGTGCAATGAAATGTGGCAAGGAATGGGATCCATTCGGTGAACAGTTTAAGTAGGATTTAAATGACAGAAAAAACAAAGACAATGCCTAGCAATGATAAAACAAAACAGTTTGATGACATAAGTGAAACGTTTTGTGCATTGCCCTGGATGCATCTAAGTTCAAGACCAGATGGTAAAATGCGTACTTGTTGCACATCAAATGCAAGTAGTGTTCAAGATCCAGATTCAAATAAAAAAGTAGGCGGTGGCGAAGTTGGCATTGTTAAAAATGACGACGGAGTTCCAGCAAACTTTAATCACACAAGTTTAGAAGATGCATGGAATAGTGGTTACATGCGTAACGTTCGTAAGATGATGTTGCGTGGTGAAAAGCCAGACCCTTGTTTAAAATGTTACAAGGAAGAAGAGTCAGGTCATTTAAGTAAACGTAATTGGGAAAGTGATTACTGGGGCAATAGGTTTAACTTACGTGAGCTTGCCGCTGAAACTGACCAGGACGGAAGAGTACCTCCTAAGATTAGATACATTGACTTACGCATGGGCAGTAAGTGTCAACTTGCTTGCGTGATGTGTAGTCCGCATGATAGTACTGGTTGGATTAAAGACTGGAACAAAATGTATCCACAGATCACAAACGAAAAATTAAAGAACACAAGTGCTTGGGATAACAAAGGACGTAATGACGGAGCAAGTTATAACTGGCATAAAAATAATCCAAAGTTTTGGAGTGATTTGTTTGAACAGATTCCACACATGTATCAATTATATTTTGCAGGTGGTGAGAGTTTAATTATTGATGAACACTACGACTTATTAGAAGAATGTATTAAACGGGGATACGCAAAGAACATTGAGTTGCGTTATAATAGTAATGCAGTTGAGTGGCGTGATGATTTATTTGACTTATGGTCAAACTTTAAACGAGTACGTTTCCATTATAGTATCGATGCACACGGAGAGCATAACGATTACATTCGTTACCCTACTAACTGGAAACATCAAGAAGATGTATTCTGGCAGTTAGATGCTACGAGTGATAACGTTGAGGTAACAACAGCTACAACAATTATGGCATTGAATGTTGCATACATTCCAGAGTTTGTTAAATGGAAAGTTGAACAAGGCTTTAGAAAAGTAAACAAGTGGCCTTTTGGAGCAGGTGGTATTAACATGCACTTTGCATATTGGCCTCCTCAGTTAAATTTAAAAGTATTGCCACAGAATGTAAAGCAACAGATTACAGACAAATACGAACAAGAGTTTTATCCTTGGATAGATGAGAACTGGCAAAGTTTTACAGGCGTAAAGGAAGCAGGTATAGATAAAGATACATTCCTAAATGCAAGTTATGGCCTTCCTCGCTTTAAAGGAATTATAAGATTTATGAATGCAGAAGATTGGACACAACGGCTTCCAGAAACAAGAGAGTATCTAAATTTAGTAAACAAACAACGTGGTTGGGAGACTAAATTCTTAGAAGTATTTCCAATCTTTAAGGACATACTATGAGCAAAGAATTGAATATGGATCGCTTTTGTGTTGTACCATTTGTACAATTAAACACAAGAGGTAAAGGAGATGCAAGAGTCTGTTGTAGTATCGATGGACTAAACTATGGCATTCCAAAGCATCTAACACTAGATGAATGTAATGATGAAACTTACAATGGTAAGACTACTGAAGTTTACAACTTACAGAACGATGACATAAGTGAATTGTGGAACAGTGACTTCATGAAAGACTTTCGTTTAAAAATGTTAGCAGGTGAGTATATACCTAACTGTGAGTTTTGTTACAGAATGGAAAACAGTGGACTAAGTTCAAAGCGACTTGGTAAGAATAGAATATTTTTAGAAAAGGCAATGCCTTTCTTACAAGATTATGCAAACGCAAACGGACATGTTGATAAGATGCCACAGTGGTGGGAAATACGTTTGTCAACCAAATGTAATTTAAGTTGTATCATGTGTGCTCCAAGTCTTAGTACAATGATGTATAAAGAATATGCCAAGTGGAAGAAGCAAGGCATTGGTTCGCAATATACAGATGGTGCATTAGCAATCGCAGCAGACAGTGGCGAAGAGTTTTTAAGCAAGAGTGAATTCTTTAGAAATCAAGTTACAAGTAATTTACAACATGTTTTATACATGGAGTTTAGAGGTGGTGAAGTATTTGCTGACAAAGAAAGTATAGACTTTATTGAAGCAATTAGCGAGACAGACTTTGCCGCAGGCATAACGCTAGACATTAGTACAAACGCTACACTATTAACTGACAGAGTTATTAATATACTAAACAAGTTTAAAGGTGGCAAGTTACGTTTAAGTATTGATGCATACAAAGAAGATGACGAGTGGATTAGATATCACACAGATTGGGATGCCGTTATGTCAAGTATGGACACAATGGATAACTTACATGAGGGTTGGATATTTCTAACACAGACTACTGTGCAGTTGTTAAACTGTTTAACACTAGACAAACTCATTGTGTTCTTTAATGATTACATTATTGCAAAACAAGACAAGCGTTTCTTCTTAGGCTTTACAAGTGTTAGAGGCAAGGACTGGCTTAGACATGAAATGGTTCCGCTTAAACTAAGAGAGGAAGCAGTTGCTAAACTAAATGAACTTCGTAATACATTGCCTATATTCCAGAAGGATTGGGAAACACATGGCAGAATGTTGTACGGACTAGATCAATTAGTTGCAGTATTAAGTGATCCAGAATATACACAAGAACAAAAACAAGACTTGAGTCACAGAGCTCAGTCCTTTTTTGAAACACTAACACGAGTTCGTAAGAAAGATTACTTCGAACGGTTTCCACACATTAAAGAAAGTGTAGCATAACATGGAAGATCACAGTAAACATGCTTTATGTCCTATACCTTGGATGAGTCAAAGTTATAGAGCTAACGGAGATATAAGAGTTTGTTGTCAAGCCCAGCATGGACCAACTGGTGGTATCCTCAAGAGTGAAGATGGTAGAGTATTAAATGCACGTGATAGTGATTTAAACGAAATCCGTAATGCTCCAATTGAGAAAGATATACGAAAGTCTATGATGGCAGGCAAGCGACACGCTGAATGTCAACGTTGCTGGACAGAAGAAGACAGTGGCATGGTTAGTAGACGTATTATTGAAAACAGACTGTGGACTAAAGGTGGTTGGGATCAACTACGAGAAGAAGACAAGTACGAATGGGACTACTTGTTAGAAAACACAGAAGAAGATGGAACTATTAATACAGATGCTATTGGTAATAACTTTTTTGATGTACGTTTTGGAAACTTATGTAACTTAAAATGCCGTATGTGTGGACCAACCGACAGTAACTTATGGTATGAAGATCAAGTTAAACTTTGGGGAGATACGTACGGAGACAGTCATGGTACTGTTAAACTTGTGCCTAATGCCAAAGGCAAGTATGTACCAGAAGTAAACGTATACGATTGGCATGAGAGTGAACACTACTGGGATCAAATGTATGATATGATTCCTAACATTAAAAAATTATACATCGTAGGTGGTGAACCATTTATGATTGATCAGCACTATGCATTTTTACAGAAGTGTATTGACAGAGGATATGCAAAAGATATTGTAGTTGAATACAATTCAAACATTACAAATATTCCGCCGCGAGCATGGAGTATCTGGAAACACTTTAGACGTATTGGTATCGGTGCAAGTATTGATGCAATAGGCGAGCTAAACAGATATATTAGATATCCTAGTAACTTTGATAAAATATGGAGCAACTTAGAAAAACTAAGTGTGGCAGAAGGTAACTTCCGTATGTGGCTTGCCACAACGTTTAACATTTATAATATTTGGGTATTGCCAGAGATAATGGAATACTATATTGTAAACAGTTTGCCAAG